TTAGGATTAATCATATAGCCACTAGCGTGGAGTTGTGAACACTTTAAAACTCTCACTAATTGCTTATCATGGACTTGCTTGTTTAGTTCTTCTTTGGCTAGGTCTAGCTTTACTTTTGCTAACTCAGAACACGTTTCATTATTAGTACCTAAAGGAACCATAAACGATAATTGCATACCCCAACCTTCATTAATACTGTATGTTTCTTCACCTTGTGCATCATTACCTGTATAAAAAGGTGTAAATGCCATTGTTGGTTGACTACATATTAAATTTCCAAACTGTAATTTACCTGTCATTCCATTATTAACATTCATATTCTGATTGATAATACTGGAATTACCGACAGCATTAGGTTGTGCTACAACATCAGTACCGCCTTCTGCTTTAACAGAATTACTGACTAAACACAGACAAGCTAGTAATAACGCTTGTGGTCGTAATATCATCTGTTTGTGTGATCTGTTCTGTCATGGCGCTGGCAGCCCTTGTTGTAACGCTTAGTGTCCATTCAGCAGTATTATCTGTTGGAGTGAAGACTACGTCTTCAGCAGTTATACCACCACTTGTTGCTGATGTGGCAGTTATGTTTGTAGCTTCCCAAGTATTAATTTGAGATCCGTATTTTTCAGTGACTATAGTGCGATCTATTGTCTGAGTAGTATTCTCAGTACGGTTGCTAGAGCCTGTAGTCCAAGTAGGTAAAGGATTGGCCTGTGCTGCGACAGGAACAGCCAACAGTGTTAATAGGAAAAGTTTTTTCATTTGGTGGTAGGTTTGGAGGTCTTACTATCTATAGTATCTTTTTTCTTTTTTATTTGAAAACCTAATGAAGCTGTTGAGGCTGAAAAAATACTAGCAATGAAGGTCGGGTCAAAATCTACGATTTTTTTACCAGATGGCGGTTCGTAGTATGAGAGCGACAAAAGCGTTGCCGACCACAGAAGTACACAAACTTTGACTATCGTTTCGACTTTACTAGGCTCTTGTTCTTCCATGAGATTAAGTTTTCTTGTCTAATAATGGCATATTAGCTATGTTTGGAAAAACAAACAAATCATGTCTAAATTTTTAATCAAGCTGTTCATCAAGTTTGGAAAATCCACATCTGTGCGTTCTGGGCTTTTGCTCATGCTTAAATCCGCAGCTGAAAAAACCGATAATGACGTTGATGATGCAATAGTAAAGATGATTAGTGAAAAACTATTTCCAGTCAAGTGATGGACATTATCAAGGCTCTTACATCTACTTACAGCCTTGAAGGTGAGTTTGAAGTACAAAAGTCTATAAAGTTTATTGAAAAACTGGAGGACATTGAACTACTAAAGCCTTATTCAATAAAGCTACTAAAAACAAACGCAAAGCAAGCTCACTTTGTAAGCACCTCACTTGATGTAATAGCATCACAGCAAGCTTATATATATAAATTAGAAAAACGTCTAAGCAAGAAAAAAGCGACCTTTTGGGATCGCTTAAGATATATAATGTTTGGGAAAAAGTAGAGGTCTTACAGACTTTTTATCGCTTACTTGTTGAGTTTTGGGGGGAATATTAGACCCTTTGCCCCTCAACAGTCCTCAAAGGGAACTCATAACATTTTACAAAGTTGTTGCGTCAGGCTAAAGGGCAATCCACCTCAAAATTGTAAAAGAGCAGCTTATGACCATAACTCTGAAAAGGTCGTCATGCCTCTAAGTTATGGAACTAAATCTTTTTCCGTAATATCAAACCAAGTTGCAGACTCGATAACATTTCCAGTTTCGTGATCTGTTCTTGTCGTTTCACAAAACTCATAAGTTCTTTCAGATTCTAAGTGATAAAAAATCTGACCTACATATGGGTTTTTTGGAAAAGTTACTAAGTACATAATCAAAAAGGTAAATCTTCTGGAAGTTCACGCTGGTTTGCTTTGACGTTTACAGTCCTTTCAGAGGCTGGTTTAGGGTTCATGGGTGCAATCTTGCCTGAGTTGCCCCAGAGGCCGCCCCAAAGCGAAAATCCAGTAACCTCATCATAATCTGACTTGCTTTTATAGACACGAATTGTTGTGCCTTCCATTCTGGCATTTTCAGCAGCCTGTTTAAACCAGTTTGCTGCTTTCTCTGCTTCTTCACAAGAAAAATCCATAATTACGTTTCTTTCTGGTGCGTTTTCTCTATCGCTGTTGTTGTCAACGATTCTTAGTTTTGCGTTAAATGCTGTGTTAGCCATAATAATTAAAAGGGTTCAATGGGTGTAATGCCGTTTGCTTCTTCCCATGCAAGCACTTTATGTAGTTCATAACGTACTCTGGGATCTCCGAAAATGGCTTGAAGTTTAGAAAGTTCGTAGAACTCAGGGCCATACCCTTTGTATCTCCACTTTCTAATGGTTTGAGGAGTTTTGCCATATCTTGAAGCCAGTTGCTCTGTTGTGAAAAACTGGCTCTCAGCTACTGTCATGTTGTGATTACCTCTTTTCTAGTTTTAATAAGTTCACAAAGGTCTAAATAATCCTCTTGTGGTATTTGTCCATTAGTGTAACGGACTTCCAAAGACTCAGCACATTTATCAAGTCTTTGTCTAGTGTCAGCCTTAAGAATTGCATCTTTAGCAACAACTGTAAGGTTTTGAGTAGAAACTGGAGTCCTATCTTTTTTAGGATTTTTCCATGCTTTACTGCGGTCATATAAAGACAATCCAAGCTGTGAACCAAACTGCATAAAGGCACGTTTTCTTGCGTCAGATTCAGCTTCCTTTACTGCTGATTCATGCTTATCACCTAAGTTGACTCTTTCACCTTTACCATGACCAGCACCAACTCCTTCTCTGATTACATCACCAANAGTCACTCTGACTTTTGCAATGTAAGTTACACAGAACTCATCACTCTGCACACAGTCAAGTTGTATTGTTTCAGATGACCAACCATCAAATCCAAAGATGCGGTTTGCTTCATTAATTACATACCAGCTTTCTAAGTAAGCAAGTTGCATATTGCCTTGCTTTCTGTAAGCAACAACTTTAGGATCAATAGGTTGATTAAGTTGTTCTGTTTGTTCTTTAGTAAATGTCATAACCATTTAGGGGGTGTAAGTGTTTTTATACCCTCTGGAGCTTGATCGGTATATCCAGCCCAGATGCCTGACTCTTGGGCATTTTTGATGTCAGACAAAGTTTGTTCTTGAAGCTCATATCCACGCTCTATAAAGTGGGGTGACAATTCATAGATCCCCACGCTATATGGAAATACTTTTTCTACTGCCACAAATATNAACCGCTTTGCTCCAGTACCTTGTAAATAGTGACTAGCAGCAAGATGGTATTTAAAATTAACTATGGTTCTAGTAAATACATCTGGTGATGCACCACCTTCACCTGTGGTTTTGAGATCAATGACCATATCATCAATCACATAATCACAGCGGCATTTACATTGCAAACCTGATTCTCTATGCTTCCACCAAAAAGATTGCTCTGCTAAACCTTGTTTGTTTTTGACATTACTGAGAAGATATTTCCACGCAAAGTCATTTGCAACAAGAGAATGTTCAATGTTGTCCAGCAGTTCCTTTTCTTGAGAAGTGTAAGTAAGTAAACCTTTTTCTTCACAGGCAAGAGCAAGCTCTTTACCTTTTTTTGTACGTTTTTCTTCAAGCAGTGCATAACTACTTGGAAATGCGTCAGGTTCAAGAATCCATTTATGAATCATTGATCCTAGTTTCATTGCTGGAGTTGCAATTCTGGGAGGATTGTTTTTGCCAAACTTGTAAGTATGAAAAGCCTGTAAGCCATGATCTATGGCATATTTCAAGTCAGACGCTGCAATGGCTGGATCTGATCTATACACTTTTTCGTCAATATCAACTGACGTAACGTGTGGAGAAGTGTTGTTTAAAGATTCCATTTTGTTATAGTAATGGTGTCCTCTGGTGTTAGGACAATGGGTGGAGTACTGGTAGAGATCAGGGGTGGTCTTTACCAGTATTTTTTTGTTTAAGTGAAGCAATAGTATTTATTTCTTCTTGAATTACTATCATTGTTAAATTAACCTCGCTAATAATTTTAAGAAGTTTCTCTTGATTCTTTTCAAGATCAGCAAGCCTTTGCTTTATGCGTGTCATTTCAAAAGTCATTTAGTTTTCTTCTTTGTTTGAAATTCACAAGTCATAGCAACATCAATTAAATACTTTTGTACTTTTTCTGTTGCTGACTTATTAGCTTTTTGATCTCTCCACTCACCTTTGGTAAGTGATAGATAAACTTCTTTGAGTTCATCATGGCTGAGGTTAAGTAAAGTTCCCATCATTGTTGTAGCTCCTTACAAGCAAGTTCAATACCAGCATTACAATCTGCAACTGTCATGTCGTATAGAGTTCCAGTAAGGGTTGTATAAAACAACCCCATGCCAGCGAGTAAAAGTAAAAAGTTTTGCATTAGTCGTACTCCGTTGTGTCGAATTGAATAGGTTCTGCGTATGGTTTGAGTATGTCAAGAAATTCATCTGCCGCTTCATCTAGTTGCTCTTGCATAAATTTGACGATTGCTTTGGCTTCATTCTCTGTGTAAACGTAGTTGCTGCGGTTAGCAACATTCTTGACTTGTTTCATACGAAACGTAAGTTCTTTAAGCCTTGGAAGAATAAGAGCCTTGAATCTAGCCCTTTTGTGCCTTTGCTTATCGTCTGTAAGTTTGGCCTTAAGCTTTGGGTCAGCAACCTTACCGCCGATAGGGGTGGCAAGTTCTGTATCTGTAGGAAGTTTAGTAGAAGTCATTTTGTCACCTCTTCATCAAGCACTATGCTTGTAATTGGTCTTTGATACTTAAGATTGCCCCTAAGATCAAATTGCTTCATGTTTTTTGTCATTTGTCCACGATGATAAGCAACG